AGAACCACCTTATTTGATTATCAGTAGTCAAACACAAGCAGAGAATAGTAATAAACAAAGCTTCGGTTTTGACGTTAGTATTCAATTTGACATAGTTTATAGGACTTTTAAAGCAGGTGAAGTTGGTCAGAAATCAGTAGATATTTATACTAATGATTTTTTAGTAATTGTAGGAGTTAATCCTCCTAACTACCCAAGTACGGCACCTGATTTTAAGATAGTGACTAGAAGGGTTAGCTCTAATATTGCTACCTTTGACTATGTGAATGAAGCTTATGTTTTCAGAAGGGTGATAACAATGGATCATTTCGTGAATCAATTAACATAAAATAAAAATAAAATAAAATGCCGACAACAAGTGTATTTAACGGAACCTCATTAGTGGTTCTAATCGGAACGGAGGTAATAGGTTTTGCTACTTCTTGTTCATTAAGTTTAGCTATTGATACTCCTGATGCTTCTACTAAACAAAGTTTAGGATGGGCTGATGAGATTGGTGGACAAAAATCTTGGTCTTTAACAACTGATGGTTTAGCTACAGTAGTACCTGGTACAGTTGCTACTTATGTAACTACAGCAGAATTAAATGCTTTAGCAATCGCTAGAACTTCAGTTTTAGTTAAATTTACAACAGTAAACAATGGTACAGTAGATGGTGTAACTCCAGTTACAGGTGATGTGATTTATTCAGGTCAAGCATTTATCGAGAGCGTAGATATGACTGCTGATATGGAGAATCCAGTTACTTACTCAGTTTCTTTCAAAGGAACAGGAGCATTAACTATTGCTACCAACGCATAATAACCAACCAAAAATAAACCAAAATGAGAGGACAATTTGAATTAACTCTTTCCGATGGAAAGAAGATACCGATGCGTTTTTGTACGTGGAGTCTTAAAAGATTCTGTCAATTACAAGGCATAGGGCCTTCTGAAATAGGAGAGGCTTTAAGTGGACAATCATCTTTAGATGCTATAATAAACTTACTGAAAGCTGCTGCTGAATATCCATTATACTCACAAGGTATAACACCAACCTTTACTGAAATAGAAGTTTGTGATTGGGTAGATGATATGGGAGGAATGGGAAGCTCAAAGTTCCAAGAGGTGATGACAGCATTATCAGAAAGTATGCAAAGCGGTATAGAAGTAGCCCCAACAAAGTCAAGTAAAAAGGATGGAGTAAAAAAAAATTAGAGTGGATTGACATAGAGAAATATACAATGGGGGAGTGCAAAGTGCTTCCCCATTTGTTTTGGGAGATGACGATGGCCGAGTTAGATTTTGTGTGGTATGGTCAAAGACACGAAGAAGAACAGAAATGGATTAAGATTAGATGGCAGACAACAGTCTTAATTAACATTCAATTACCTAAAGGTAAAAAAGTCAAACCTGAAGATCTAATAGAGTTAGATTGCGATATTCGTAACTTTGTGAAGCCTAGAATTATGGAAGAAGATGAATTAAAGGCGGTACTTAAAAAATATGGACATATATAAACTTATAGGATAATGGCAGATAATCAGATGGTTAAAATCGAGTTCGACTTTGATTTAGGAAATGTTCCTGCATCAGCTAAGAAATTTGCTGATTATTTAAAAAATATAGAAGGTGCATCTGAACAAGCTAGGACTCAATTAAAGACATTAGGTAATGAAATAGATAAGACTGCCGATAAGATGAGCAAATCAGGTGGCTCTATTAAAAAGACTAATCAGCAATGGATGAACTTTGCATTAGTTATTCAAGATTTACCTTATGGATTTAGAGGTATTCAAAATAACCTACCTGCTCTTTTAGGTAACATTGCTGGTATGGCAGGGCCTATATATCTTGTAGGTTCAGCAGTTATTGCATTAGTTACAGCGTGGGATAATGGATTCTTTAAAATGAAGAATGCTACCAATGCACTAACAGAGGCTAATAAGGAATACACAAAAAGTATAAAAACAGCAATGGGTAGTGCTGCTGAAGAAATTGCTAAGGTTAAAGCTTTAACAACTGCTGCTAGTAATCAAGAGCTTTCAATGAGCAAAAGATTAAAAGCAGTAAAATTATTACAAGACCAATATCCATCTTATTTTGGCAATTTAAAGCAAGAGCAGATTCTCAATGGCAATGTAACAACTGCTGTAGATAAAGTAAAATTTGCTATAATAGAAAGGGCCAAAGCGACTGCAATAGGTGGTAAAATAAATACAATAGCTTCTGAAAAGTTTGTTAAAGAAGAAGAGCTATTTCAATTAGCATTAAGGAAGACAAAACAAATGCAAAGTGATATTGCCTTAGCAACATCTCACGGATATAAAGGCAAAGCATTAAAAGGTTATTTAGATTTTACTTTATTTGAAATTAGAGAAAAAGAGAGGTTAATAAAAGGGGAAATAGGAAAATTAGACATAGAACTAAATAGATTAGGTGGTATGTATGAAAAGACTACAGCTAATACTTTAGATTTAGGGCCTAATGATGATAAAAAGAAAGCTGCCGCTTCTTTAAAAGTATATAAAGATAATCTTAAAGCTCAAGCAAAACTACTTTCTGAAATGAGAAAAAGAGCTGCATTGAGTATGAATCAAGGCACAAGCCCAATCCCAGACAGTTTTGAGCAAGATATTAAGAATGCAGAAAAAGAAGTACAAGATAATTTAGCTTTCCAAATTAAGAACAAAGCAGAAAACTCAAAAAAGACAATAGCTTTAATTAAAGAACAATACCAAACAGAGGTTAATGAAGCTGAAGGTAGTTATGAAAAAATAAAAATAGCTCAAGAAAATATGGCTGCTAATTTAAACGCAGCATATATGGAAGATACTATAACTAATGAGGATAGGCATAAAGCATTTATTGATTTAACTACAAAGCAAACTAAAGCAGCAGTACAAAATGCTAAAGAATTAATGGCTCAAACTGTTCAAATAGGCATTGGTATTATGAATGCCTTAGGCCCAGCTTTTGATTTACTATTAGAAAAAGGTGCAGATCTTGGAGAGGTTTTAAGTAGAGCATTTCAAGACATTATTAAGAAATTAGTAAAAGTTGCTATTACAGCAGCAATCGCAGTAGCTATTATGTCTATGATTCCTGGACTTATACAACCAGGTAAAGGTTTAGCTACATTTGGTAATTTAGTAGCTGGTGGGATGGGTATGGGTTCAGCTTTATTTGGTGGTGGTGCTGGGACAGGAACAGATGCAACAAAAGCAACCAATTCAATTAATACAATACAACAAAATCCAGCAGCAGATAATAGTGGTCAATTTGTTTTAAGAGGTAACGATTTAGTATTAGCTTTGAATAGGTCAGAAACATCATTAAACTTAAGAAGAGGTTCATAATGCCATATTATAATAAATATAAATTTACGTTTGCTACAAGGGCTAATAAGATTGCTTATTTGTATTTACAAGAGGACTTAGGTTCTGCACCAACAGTTATAGAGTATATAGGCAAGAATTTAAACCTTCAGTATATTCCTAATTCAGACGATCCGTTTGAACCAATATTTGCGAGTCAATTAGGGGTGACAATAGATGTTACAGATAATATAGCCAATATACCAGACTTAACAACCTTAAACGATAGGAAGTATTTTGCTAAACTTTATTTAGATGCTAATATAGAATGGTCAGGTTGGGTATTAAGTGATGGTGCTAGTATTAGTTATTCTACAGGCCGTAAGAATATGTCATTAAATGCCATTGATGGCTTAGGTATGCTAGATAAAATACCTTTACCAATAGCAGCATCTACAGATATTAATTCAATTAATACTTTACTTTATTATATTAGATTGTGTTTAAATACTAATGGGTTTCCTACTAATTTAAACATAATGACTGTGTGCTCTTATTATGCAACAGGTATGGAAGATAGAGCTACTAATTCAAATAGAGAGCCATTCAATCAAACCTATTTACCATATAGAACTTTTTTAGATACTCAAGTAACTTATATTAGTTGCTTAACAGTATTATCAAATATTGTTAAATCTTTTGGATGTAGATTATTTCAAGCTGGAGGCAAATGGTGGATAGTAGCAGTTAATCAATTTGCTAATACAACTAATTGGTACACAGAATATACTTCAAGTGGTACTGTTTCTGCAAGTGGAAGCAACTTAAATACACTTAGTACTATACAAGGATATACAGGCAATACAAGTGGTTTGTATTTTATAGATAATTCTCAAGTCAAATTGCTTAAAAAAGGCTTTAATAAAATTGAAGATAATTATCAAATAAAAATGGTTGATAATTATATTTCTAATGGAAATTTTAGACCTTTTACAGGCCTATATGCAGATAATTGGAATATAAATTTTCAAGGAGTAGGGAGTACTGTCACTATTGTTAATAATACATCTGAAGACTTTGCTAGATATAATTTAACTAGAGGCACAGGTTCTACTACATTTCTTGCTATGATTGAAATAAAATCTACATCTAAGCCAAAGATACCATCAGCTGTTTTGTTAGAATTTTCTTGGATATTTCAAGGCCAAGATTTGGGTTCAAATCCAAGAGGAATTGTATATTTAAGTATAACAAATGGATCTATTACATATTGGTGGAATGGAACAGCTTGGTCAACATCAAATATATATTACACAGTTCCAGCTTATTCAGGTGCTGCTGGCGGTGATGGTATTAATTCTTTTAGCTTTAAAACATTAGTTACTCCTATTGCTGGGGAACTAAGCTTTCAGTATAATGTTCAATCAGGCCCAGGGATACCAGTAACAGGTACTTTTGTTTCTTTAAGTAATATGAAAATAGCTATTATATCATCTGTTAAAAGTATTAAATACT